TTTTCATGCAAATTTGGGTGTTTTTCTTTCATCCATGCCACTCGATCCGCTGAATGTTCCAAATACGCTGTGCAATCGTAACAATCAAGGCTTGAATGGTCGATTGCATAATGTTCTGGTAACTGACATTGAGTCCGTAAAAATGCCAAAACTTCTTCTTTAGTCCATGTTTCTATCGGCTGAATGTAAGTCACACCATTGACTACCGACCCGTGCCGAGCCGTGGATTTGTGGCTTTCATCAAGCCTTTGCCCACGAATCAAATGGGTAATGCCACGTTTTGCAATCGCCTCTGTGAGAGGTTGCCCTACGTTTGCCCAACAGCAATTTAAATAACTTTGTACTCGTACTGGTCTATCGCCTGCAAACTGCATACCTTCAAGGCTATGGTCAATCGGCACAATGTCGCTTGGATAGCCGTAAAACTTAATCTGCTGCTCTTGATCTGATTTAACTTCAATAAACTCAACCGCCTCTGCTTTGACCTGTTTGATGATTTCCATCGTTTCGGGGTAAGCCTTGCCAGTATTTGCCCAAAATACAATGGGATTCTTTTCACGGTACAAATACCAACACGCTAAAGAATCCTTCCCGCCTGAAAACGCTAATCCAAGCATTAGAAATACATCGCCGCCATGCCGCCCAAAGACGCAATTCCTTGAATACCTGCATTAGCGCCTGACTGTGCAATACCGTACCGTGACATATCAGCTTGTCCTTGCGCTTGCGTACCCGCAAAAGTAGGTGATGGTGCAACGCTCATGCCTTGATACCCTTGGAATTGAGGCAATTGAATCTGTGACCCCCCCATAAGACCCATCGCCTCGTTAATAGGCTGCGATCTTAATGCTAAATCTTGCAGCAATTGTTGTTGCTGTGCGGTATTTTGAAATTGAGCTTTTGCTAGTGCTTGGTTGTACTGTTGACCTTGTGCGGTAATACCCTGACCAAAGTTTTGACCAATTGCGGCATTTGCCAGTTGATCCGCAGTTACACCTTGACCAAAGTTTTGACCAACTGCCGTGTTGTACAAGCCGGCCTGCGACAACTGCTCGTTTAATCCTTGCTGACGAGCTGCCATATCAAGGTTGATGCCTTGCAAAGCCGCTTGGTTGTACAAGTCGTTTTTGCTCATTTCACGATTTCTGAACGCAGCATCATAGGCAGCTGTGCCTGGCGCTAAACCTTGGTTTGCCAATGCTTGTTTAAAAGATACGTCACCGGCTTGGATAGTGGGGTCAAGTCTTGCCAAAATAGCTTGTTGAGCGTTTATGCCTGCATTAGTAGGCATGACAGTTAAACCACTTGTATCAATTTGTCGTTGCGCTAAACCGTATGTATCGGCTGCGGTTTTTGCTTGCGCCAACCCATATTGATCGGCTAATGGCGCTGCTTGATAACCTCCAAAATCATGCTGAATTGCGGTAGTCGTTGGGGTAAAAGGCTGCGAAAGCGTAGCGTAAGCATTTGAAATGCCTCTTTCACCAAGGTTTGCTAGTGCAGTTTGTACCCGTTGCTGTGCATCTAGGGTAAGTTGAGCTTGTGGGGTTAGTGTTTGAGTAACTGTTGGTTGACCGCCTCCGGTCATAAACCCTTCACGGGTTGGCGCAGCGCCTCGTTTTGCATTGGCTAAATCAAACCCAGCTTGGTCAAAACTTGTTTGACCGCCCTCGCCAGTTCGATAATAAGAATTGGGGTCAATTTTGTCTGCGTTGTATTTAGCCAACGCTGTTTCATATGACGATTGGTCAAATGTTGGGTTTGAATAAGAAACGGTTTGAGTCCCAAATGGCGTGTACATATTTGGGTTAGACATAATGTTCGATTGCCTAGCCGCTGTCAGGTTATCAATACCCTGCTGTTTGGCTGCGCCAACATAATCTGGTGTTGGCGGTGCTGATGCTGACTTACCCATTTTCTACCCCTAGAAACCGGCACTTTTCCCGTGCCAATGTCAAAAATATAATATCGCCATCCGGTGCGGCATCTTTCACCCTTGCTTCTTCAACAAAACCCATCTTAGTAACTAATTTTAGGCTTTTTGCATGGGTACTGCTCACCGGCACAATAATCTTTTTTACCTTACAAAACTCAAAAGGGTAGCTAAATATCGCTTTTAAATACCCTTTTGTAATTCGTCCTTCAATTGCTATGTGGCACACAATCGAGGCTTTGTTCCAATTTTCGTAAATCACGCCTGCAATAATCTGACCGTCACGCTCTAACCCAATTGCTTGCGACCCGTCTGCAAAATACTTACCCTGCACTCGCTCTGCTACCCAATGGCCTATTTCAGCGCCTTGGACTATATGCCACCCCAACCTTGTTGGTAAACAATATCCGTCGATGCCCATAGAATTGTTGTTCCTTGAGATGCAGATTTAAACTGTGTTGCAGCGCAATAACCGATCCCAGTCACGCCTTGCCAATTGTTTGTGATGACCGTATCCGTAGCCCAATAACCTACATCCCACAATGCAACGTCCCATTTAGCAGATACTTGTGGGCTAAAACTTAGAGCCGCAGTTGTATCTGCCAAATCAAAATCCATATTTAAACCAATGAATATTGACGGTGTGCCGTTAGTAAAGATTGACGGTCTAGCTCTAGTAAAGTACTTTTTGTAACCACGGGCATCAAAGTAATTAAACGCTTGTAACGCATAGCCGTTTATGTCGCTTGTGTCATCAGCATAATTGTCATCCCACGCATGGGCAACAAATCCGTTACCGCCCCAGTAAGGCTCGTTGTCAAAGATTGCCCAACAATTAGCGTATTGACCTGTGAAATTGCACCAGGCTTTCGTGATGTTATTCATCACATATTGTTGTTGTTGGCCTTCAGCAACCGGCACATTGACCGTCAAAGCGTTGTGTTGCGGGTCAAAAATAATGTCCCAACCAAAGTTACTGCCATATTGTTGCGTTGCGGCAGTAAATGCACCTTGAATCTTGTCAGATAACGCAACACGGGGATCAAGTCTGGATGATTGCAGGCTTGCAGCAAGTGGATATAGCCCGTTGTAAGTCAACATCAGCATATCGCCGCCGTACTTTAGTAGGCATCGCTTGCCAACAGGCTTGCCAACCCTCCAAACACCGATTAGCGCCCATTTGGTAGAATCTGAGGGGTCAGTACCCGCCCATACAATAATCTCGCCATTGGACGTTATAAACACTAGGTTATCGTCTACGCCATAGCCTGCATCAATTGTCCACGTTCCCACGGCAACCAAGAATCCACCAAGTTGGGCAACCGAACTCATGTCAATTGCGTTAGCTGCGCCGGCAATGCTCAAAGTTGGCAAATAATATGCTTTAAGCGAATTGTTTTGCGTAAACCAGACTTGGTTTTTGAAAATGGCAATATTGCTTAAACTACTTGCCCCAACTCCAGTAATGGTTGGATTTGTCCATACTGACCCGTCATACAGTAACGGCGCATCTACGCCATTAACCAAATACAAGTAGCCACCGGCAGGCGTTGTAACGTTGGTGTACTCCCACTTTGCGTTACTCAAGCCAGTTTTTACCGCTGCGCCAACTGCACCGCCAGCAGTACAGTCGTAAATCGACGTTCCTGCAATTGCAAACAATTCGTCAGTTGCACCGCTTGAATAACCCATCAGAGTCTGGACTTGACCAGGTATGCCGGTAGAATATTTAGTGTATCCACCACGCAACACCACATTGTTGACTGTTGGGAACAAATTGGTTAATTGAACGGCATCGAGCGTATCCATGTTGGCAATTGAGTCACGCACGTTCCAACCACCGATAGGCGCTGGTAATGACTGAACCCGTGCCGCCGTACCTTGAACAAGTCGGCTTGCCATTAGTTTGTCCCGTAACCAGTATCAGGAATGTTGTCGTAGCCAATCAAGACTGTGCCTGGGCGTGGTGCAAACGACAAGTTAGCCGCCGACATATCTTGCGCCCGAACAATCTCAAATTCCTCGATATAGTTGCGATACATCGCTGTCGTATCAAAGCCTTTAGCCTCAAAATACTTGAGCTTGGTAGCCAATACCATCAGTCGATCTGGGTAAATACAGGTATCTGTGTCGGCAGTAAATGAATTTTTTACAACATCAGTTGACGATAATGCCCAACCTTTTGACCGATACTCATAGCCCAACAACTCATTAGTCGAAACGCCAGGCCAAATCTGAAAGTATTTACCCAACAAGCGCCAACGAATCCGTGGGCCAGTAGCAATGAAACCTGAGAGCAACCATTCCCATTGTTGTGGGCTTTCAGGCCCAAGCATTTCCCAATGTTTAGATTTGTCCCAATGGGTGCGTGGTACGGTTGATTCGTAATCTGTGGGTAGATCGTACTTGACCTTTTCAAAAGTGATTGAAGTGCCTAAATACGTCCCTGTAGCGGGTAAGTTAATTGTTACTTGCGTAGCCGAGTCAACCGATTCAATGTAGGCAGCATTTGAAATGCCGTTACCCACAACCTGATACGTTGTATCAAGCCCAGTTGTCGATGGGATGCCAGTAATTGTGTATGTATCTTCAACCACATCGCCAGTCGTTACGCTAAAGACGGTGGTGAATGTGTGCTGTTTAGTTAATTCTCGCCAGTCATGCTTTCGCAAAAACTCATAGCCGGCAGCGTTCATCAACGCCAAGATTTGAATTACATCTTGGTTCGTATTCGATGCCACAGTAGTTGGCGTTGATACACCCAATTCATTGGTAACTTGGGTGACTAGCTGTAGCATCGTTGATGACATTTATTCCTCTTTTTTTGGCCTCCCAACCTTCTTTTCAGACAACTGAGACATCAAAGCCGCCATTTGCTCTTTTAATTCAGCAAGTTCTTGCTTCGTAGTTTCAATCTCATTTTGATTAGAAGATTGGTTTTTAACTTGTAAATACCGCCTTGCCTGCTCTCGCAAGCCCATCGCACCCATGCCAACCCTTTGCAATTGGTTATCGGTAGCTGTGGCAACTTGCTCAACGGTCTGGAACTTAAAGATTTGCAATTCTGCCATCTGCATATCGTTAAAGTTTTCAGGATCGTCTTTTACCCATTGACTTAAAGGCACACCAATAACTTCTGCGTTATTGTTTTGCATCTGAAAGTGCAACCATTGACGAGGAAAACGTCTTTTATGATCTTCCCGAACGGGTTGGTCAACAATGTTCGTCTTATCGCCTGGCACTATGATTCTAACAAACGGCTTTTCTTTATACGGTTCTTTGTCGTAAACGTAAAATTCAACGTGCAAATGGTTGTCTGCGCTGTGAATATCGCTGTCTAAGCCCAATTTATGCCCCTGTGATTGAAACCCATGTGGTTGCGGAAGTTGCTGCTAAAAGAATGGTTTTTGCTGTTGCAACGCTTACGCTTGCGGCAGCTGCGTTAATTGTACTGCCTGTGTCGTAAGGATAAACAGTAATTGTTTGACCCGAATCATTACGAATAATGACTTGTGCGCCAACTTCAGTCGGTGGCAATTTAACGCCAGTCGATGCTGCTGAAGTCGTAATCGTGTTGTTTACGGCTGAAAGCTGTAGCGCAGTTGCTGCCGTTGTGCCTAGAGCAACAAGTCCAACAGCGCCATCACCACAAATGTTTGTAGCGCTTAGTGGCGAATTGCCTGAGCCTTGAATTCTTGATGGAAATGCCATGATAATCCTTTAAAGTTAATTACTTAATGCTTTAGCCATTTGATGTAAAAGCCCATCGCCACATACTTCAATCGTAACATCTTCAAAGCCTGCTACGACATTCTGAAAATCTGTCACCTGTTGTGCCATCCACGGCGCACACTTGTACGTCACATCGTTAATCATAGCGTCAATTACTCGTTCTGCGTCATTACTTTCTTGTTTATAAGCATGGTGTTTGCCATCTCTATAGCTTGAATCCATACCAAACAAGAAAATACGTTCAAAACCCTGTAACTTTGCCAATATTAAAGACAAGATGCCAACAGTTGTAAAGCCGCCCATCAAATGAACTGGTCTAGCCTTTTCATGCTCAAGCAATTCATAAACGCCAGGCGTATTGGCGTGAACCAACACAACTTTGTAACCCTCCAACGCATCGAATACTGCATCGTCGCATTGGCTAGTAATGTAAAACGTAGTCGATTGCTGTGGATTCTGAACAAACCTCACATTCTCTGGTCTAGCATCAAGCATCACCATTGCGTCAGGGATAATGCCTTGCCCGATCAAATGATCGTAAGAACCGTTCATTGCCCATACTTTTGCGCCGTTTTGGTGACGGATTTTTAACTGGTCAATCGTGTCAACCAGACTTGGCCCACCACCAACAAGACAGACGCTGCCTTGGGGTGACTCGTCAAAATCAAACCAAGGCAGCGACCTTTTTACGGATCGCTGCACATTGCCCAACAAAACGTCAGGCTCTGTGTTCCCAACTACATCAAGTACAGCTTCAATCATTTAGGTGATCTGTGACTGGAGATGTGGACGGTTAATCGTCACGGTAATGGTTGAAGTCGTAGAAGTAACGGTAGTCAAGTTTGCCGAACGAGCAGCAACAACTTGCAAACCAGCACTTGCCAAGACTTTGACACGACCAGCTGTAGCCGACAAGAACAGAGTGACGTTTGGTGCAACGGTCACGGCAGTTTTCTTGATGACTGCATTACCAGCAATTTGATACCAACCGTAAAGACCCGCTGTGCAAGCCGACATAGCGACTGCAACAGGTACGTCTTGCACGGCAGTGTTGACAACCAAAGTTGTTTGGTAAGTTGTAGCGTTGTAGCGCACAACAGAACCAACAACAGTTGATGCCACGCCTAGCAACAGGATGAATTCACCCTCGCCGTAGACTGGATCAAATGCACGAACAATGTTGCCCAACATTGCGGGTGGCGTAGGAATAGTCGTGCCGCCTGCGGTTGTAACACCAGAGTCCGTTTGGTCAATATTTAAAACCCCGACCCGAGGTTCGTCGAATGTATATGCCATGATGGTT